NGTGTTCTTATAAGCGTAGCTATATATAACACTAAATATAGAGTATTGGGTTTAATGACGCTTTGCATACTAACCTTATTGTAGGATTCTATTTATTGAGATATAAAATGATTGAAGAACGAAAAGACCGTAAACATAATCCATATTGTGAGTTTTATGATAATGAAGTGGCCGAAGATGATTATTCTGAGGAGTCAGATGCGGATTCGGTTTATACCGAGAGGCGGGGTTATTAATGGCAAGACCTAAAAAGAGTATTGAAGCGGCTATGATACTGGTAGCTAAGGATTTGCTTGAAAATAATCAAAATATAGCCGATATTGGTGAGCCGATATAGCCCTTATAGTGGCAGCAGTTAAAACAGCTCTTGGTTATGAATATCAAGAAATTGACCAGAATTTCCTAAGAGTGCCTGCTGGCTATGATGATGCGGGTAAACCTTTGATGCGAGAAGTACCGTCCAATAAAAAGGTCAAAACCAAGAGGGCATTGCCTAACGAAGCCCTCCTACGTTTTATATTAAAGTGTAGGCTGCCAGAATACTTCCAAGATACACAGAGAATCGAAATAAATAAAAAGACTATTGAGATTAAAGAGATTGCCCAGAAGGAAATAGAAAGTTTTGCTGGAAAGTTACTTGAAGCGATAGATGTCAAAACCTAAAGCACGTATATTTGATACGCCAGAGGGGTTTTATAAAGCAATACCTACTCAAATACAGGAAAATATAAAGTTTCGGATTGAGTTGCATAAGTTACTTGCAACAGACAAAACCCTACAACAGATATTCCTTGAACTATGTAGAAGGTATTACCCCATCTTTTTTTCGAGCACGGCGTGGACGTTAAATCCACAATTATTGCCTGGTGAAAGGAATCAGCCGTTTATACTACGGCCAGCACAGATACCGGCGGTTGAGCGGCTGAACTGGTGTATAGATAATAAACGGGATGCGGGTCTAAATAAAAGTAGAAAACAAGGGGCATCAGAGATTTGTTGTAAGTTATTTGCTGTAAAAGCCCTGTTGGAACCAGATTCTCATTTTATTATTGGCTCAAGAAAAAAGGAGTTAGTCGACAATTCTGGCGACCCAACTACTTTATTTGCCAAGATAGATTCTGTGTTTGATTATTTACCCTCTTGGTGGCTTGAGTTAACTGGGTATAATTCCAAGACTTGTCGAAAGGATATGAATTTAACTGTTCCTGCTACAAATTCTTCTTTTTCTGGTGATACTACTAATGAAAATTTTGCAGCAGGTAGTAGGGGAACTGCTCTTCTTTTGGATGAATTTGGACGGCTTGATACTGCGACTGCAAAATCTATTGAAGGTTCGGTACACGATGTTGCTGACTGTGTAATATATTCATCTACTCATTGGTATGGTTTGAATCATCCGTTTAACCTTTGCTTAAATAAGGAGACTACTGAATTTATAGAGTTAATATGGTATGATTCACCTGTAGAAGCTCCTGGACTTTATGAAACACCCGAAGTAGGGGAAATTACTTTAATTGATGTAGAGTGGTGGAAACAGCATCATCCTGCGGTTTTAGATTACGCTATAAGTTAATGAAAACTATTCTTTACAAAGACCAGAAATCAATTAAAATTGATTATAAGGCTTTGCCTGACCATTTGAAAAAATTGATGGTGGCAGATGGTTTAAAAGGTATATCATCTCCATATCGTTCGCCTTGGTTGGATGAACAGGAAAGAAAGAGAAGAGGTAATAAAAGAGATTTTTTCTGTAATTGTTTGGCAGTAGCTCTTGGCTCAGCCGATACTCCTTTTGACCACGTTGTTCTTGAGGAGATTAAACAGAAAGATATTCGTGAGCCTGATTATAAAGGTGAGTTACATATCTCCCAATACTCTAATGGTATGATGAATACTGAGAATATACGGTATATTCCTGGAGTAATGGGTAGATTACAGTGGTGGGGAAAACTACCGTTTGGTAGGCCGGAACAACGGCATAACCATGTTATTGCAGTTGACCCATCATATGGTTTGGGTTCTGCTAACTCTGCTATAATGGTGTATAATAGGAACACTTACGAACAAGAAGGGGCTTGGGCCGATGCAAACACTAAGCCAGAGGAATTGGCTGATATAGCTGTTGGTATGGCTTATTGGGTTGGTGGTATTAGACCAACATATATCATTTGGGATGCTGGTGGTGGTTGTGGTAGTATGTTTACTGAGAGATTGGTCTTTCATAGATATCCATATATTTACACCCAACGTAGGGAGGACTCTAAAACCCGAAAGCAGGTTAAAAAGTGGGGGTGGATTGGTCACGCAAAAGCCAAAGATGCTTTGCTGGGGGAACTTGCAATAGCATTAAGTGGTGGCCTAACTGATAATATAGGTGAATATAAATCAATTATAATTCATGATAAAGACCTATTGGATGAGTTATTTGATTATGTGTTTAGAGAAAAGGGGTTGGGTGCGGTAGTTTCTAAGAAGGCTGATTTAAGTACTGGTGCTTTGGAGAGGCATGGTGATAGGGTTATAACTGCGGGGTTGGCTGTTCTGGCTTGTAAAGAGCAACTAAAGGGAGTTTGGGAGACAGCAGAAAACCCCCCTCTTAATAGTTTTCAAGCAAGGTACAATAAAACTATAGAACAAGAAAAAAAAGAAAAGCAGGGATTTGAGGTTCGGAGATATTTATTTTAATAGTTAAAAATTTTATCGGGAAAGTTTGATAAATGCCTAAAAATACGAAAAGTTATCTCTACAACAAAGGTACGGGAGAGGAAGAGCGGTTTGAAGTTCGTTTACAGAAATTGGTACGGGCATGGCAAAAGCGAATAGAAACGCCTTTACAGAAACGACAGAAACTCCTTGCTTTGTGGGCTTCTGGGTTCTTTGATTCAAGGTATAGTCGTCAACATTTGATTAATCTTATTGACCGAGGAGTTTTCACAATCGTGCCATACTTGGTCGAAGGCAACCCTAAAATCCTTGTTGAGACAAAGATAGCAAATTGTAGGCCCTGGGCATTTACTACTCAATTAGCCTTAAACTTTATTCTTGATAAAATGAATTTTGCAGAGAGAACTCTAATCCCCGCTGCTATAAATTCTATGTTTGGTGCTGGTATTACTCGAACATTTACCGAATACGATAGAGTTATAAATCTTGAGGATGATGTTATAAAATATGGTGATAATGTAGTACGGGTTATTGATGATGCTGATTATATAGGGGATGTTGCAGCCAAGACAAGGGATGATTTTATTATTGAGGGAGATATTTATAAACTTCCCACAGATTATGCTAAAGATTTATACTCTAAGTACGCAGATGATATATCTTCTGATTGTAAATTGACAAGTGATTATCACCCTGAGAAGATTTCCAGTGGTGAATGGGATTTGAATAGGTTGTCTGTAAGAGAATATACGTCTTTTATAGACTTATATTTATATGATGAGGGTGTTACCATTACTATAATGCCTTATGGTAAGGCGGCTAAGGTTCTTCATACTGTTGAGGAGGATGGCCCAAGTGGTTCTCCGTATGATTTTTTGGGATACAAGTTCTTTCCAGGTACTACATATCCAATCCCGCCTGCGTGGGCGTGGCACGATTTGGATGTTACAATGAATATAATGGCTCAAACAGCAAGGCAGCAGGCTGAGAGTCAAAAGGATATAGTTGTAACTGAACCACGAAATAGAGAATTTGCTAAGAAGATTGTAACTGCCAAAAACCTTGATGTTTTAGAGGCAACAAATCCGAAAGATGGGATTAATAAACTTTCATTTGGTGGTGTAAATCCTGAAAATTATAATTGGATGAATTTTGCTGAACAATCGTTTACTAAAACGGGGGCTAACCCAGATGTTCTTGCGGGACGTGGTGCTCAAGCACCTACACTTGGTCAAGAACAGATGGTATTTCAAAATGCTTCTCGTATTGTAAATAATATGCACACTCGTTTTCAAGGATTTATGACAAGTATTATAAATAAATTGGCTTATAAGGTTTTGCAAGACCCGTCTGAGTACATACCATTAATGCACCAGATACCAGGGGTGGGCGAGTTGCCAAAGGTGTTTTCTTCTGCTGATAGAGTTGGGAATTTTTATGATTTTGTGTTTAAGGTTACTCCTTATTCAACGCAGAGAACATCACCAGAGATATTGGCCCAGAAACTTATGGGCTTTATGACTCAATGGGTATTGCCAACATATCAGTTTGCTGCACAGCAAGGTGCAGAACTTGATGTGCCTACTGTTACAAGGATTCTTAGCGATTATATGGGATTTGAAAACTTCAATCAGTTTTATAGAACGGCTGTACCGCATGAGTTACAAGGTGTAGGTTATATGATGCAGCCACTTGGACAACAACAAAGACCTAAAGGGCCGAATGTAGGTAGTAAAAAGTCCCCAGGTCAACAAAATGATACCTTTGGTGCATCTGAGCCGTCAAGAAAAGCTAATATGCAACAACAGCAAACAAGAACTACGACAGGGGGGGCAAACTAAATGAAAAAAATAATCCGACAATTTTTGATTATTGCTACAGCCCTACTTATTGGAATCAGTTTAATTGGTGGATTAAGTTACAGTGGTAGTTTACTTGGTAACAAATTATATATTGATTTACCATTACAGAGTGTTGTTCAAATTAAATGTGAAGTCGAGTATGTTGCATACTATGATGAATATTGTTATCCTAATGGTTGGCAGGGTTCGGGGGTATTTATTCGAGATAATTTAATACTTACCGCTGGTCATATCGTAGATGGTATATCCGAAGCTAATATATTTACTATTGATGGTAAAGAGTACAAAGCAAAATCCTGGTATTTGGAGACAGAAGCAGATATTGGGTTTATTGAAGTTGATAGCAACGATGTTGAAAACAAGTTATTTTTTGATAATGCTAAACTCGGTGAAACTGTTTGGGCATATGGAAATCCTTTCGGGGTATTTCCTGTTTTAACTAAAGGCATTGTATCTGCTGTTAAATCCCCTGATAATTTTATGAATACCAAAGATATGGTTATTACAGATACAGCAATTAACGGGGGAAATAGTGGTTGCCCATTATTTGATAAACAAGGTAATATTTTGGGTATATGTTCTTGGGGGTATATAAGTTCCCAAGGCATGTCTTATTTTGTTCGAGCGGAAGTTATTAAAGCATCACTTGAAAAATATGATGCAATTAAATATCTTGAGGGATTAGAATAATGCCATTGACGAGGAAAGGTAAAAAGATAAAGAAAGCAATGGAGGAGCAATATAGTAAGGAGAAGGGTGAGGATGTTTTCTATGCCTCACAGCAGAAAAAAACTATAACAGGTACGCATCTAAAACGAAAGAAAAAACACCAATGAAAATAAATAAAAAGTTTGGTGATAAAATTTATATTGAGTGGGTTGATGCTTATGCAGCAGAAACCTGGATGAGTTTAAGGCAAATGATGGAAGTTCCAGATGAAGTATATTGTTTTACAAATGGTTGGTATATTGGTGAAAAAGATGGTTTTATAATCGTATCTCATACCAGAGGAAAAACAAAAAATAATGATATGTTGGGAAAATTGTTGATTCCCAAAGCGTGGATAAGAAAGGTTAGATAAATGGCAGCCGAATGTACGGTAAGTATTATTGCGGAATTAACCGGTTTGGGTCAATTACAACAACTGGCGGAGAAATTCAGTGTTACTACGACACCGGCAAGAGTTCATTATCAGTATATGGAACAGGCCACAGCAGACACAGAGGAGGCTTTAGATGTTGGTGATGTAGGCACAGTCCATCTAATAATCCTAAAATGTATTGCTAATGATGTAGATATTGATACCAGTTTTGCTACTACTTATTCTGCTGAAATAGAAGTACAAGAAGGTGAAGTAGCAGTATTCAAACCAACCGGTACTGTGTATATTAAGAACGATGATGCAACGGAGAAGTCAACGATAGAGTACCTTGTAATCGGAGCAGCTTAATGACAGAACAGTTTAATTGTAAGATGTGTGACTTTGTTGAAGATTACCCTAATGAGGATTCTCCTATTAAATGCCCCGATTGTGGTAGTAAGTGGTACTTATTAAGATTCCTCAAAGAATCGAAACCTAAACCTAAGTTTGTGAATATTGGGTATAAGGATACGCCGAGGTATTCAGTATCAATGGGGGTATCGGAGACACAGATTGAGGAAGCAAAGAAATTACACCCCCAAGCCGAATGGAAGCGTTTTGGACATAGTTTTAGACCGCTTATAAAAAATAGAGCGGAGAAGAAAAAAATGATGAAACAGGCGGGGATGGTCGAATATTCCCCGAAAGATTTTAAGGGGAAAGATTGATGGCTAAGTTGAAACGGATAAATTTAGGTAAAAGAGAAACATCAACAGTCGTTGAAAAATCGAGAGAGAATAAAGTTTATTATCCATCTTTTCATATTTCTGATAAAAAATTACCTATTGAACCAGAGGATGTCGGAAAAACCTTGACGGCTACCATTCAACTTAAAGTTACAGGTGTGAATATGCGGACTAATGAAAATAAGCAAAGTTTGAATTACGACTTTGAAGTTAGGGAGATAGTGTTTGGCAATAAAGAGACAATATAAAATTTTTTAAGGGGGCAGTTAGATGAGAATGTTACATAATAATGTGTTGGTCAAAAGATTAACAAAAGACCAACTTGGTAAGATTGTTATGCCTGATTCTGTAAAAGAGGAGTGGCATAGAGGTAAAGTAATTGCTGTTGGGCCAAAGGTTGAAGATATTAAAGTTGGTGATATAGTTGTGTATCTTGCACCCCCGCCTCATATTGGAGAATTTCCTAAAGTGGATGTTGATGGTAATGTTGTTATAACAGATATGTATATTTGTGGTATTGAAGATTAAAGGAGACAAAAATGATTAAAAACTTTTTGAAAATTGGACTAATTTTTAGCTTTATTGTGGTGTGTTGGGAAACAAATTGGATTGAGGATATATTTAATTTGGAGTACTGCGTTGCTCCTGAGTGGTGCGAAAATATATTATTAGGTTTAATAGCGAGTATTTTAATTTGGAAAAGGAGATAGAAATGAACGAAGAAAATAAATGTGCAGTGTGTCTTTCTGAGGGGTTTAAGTCTGGAACTTTAGATGAGAACAATGTATGTATAATGTGCAATAAATTATGGCCTGGAGCTAAGACACCAGAAGATAGAAACAAAAAGAAGAAACCCGAAGTGGAAAGTCACGAAACTCTTATTAAAAAATTAGTTACTAAACAGATTGATGAGTTGTTGGAGTCTTATGGTTTATTACACAGATGTTTAACTTGTGGTAAATTATATTATCGTAGGTCACCAGCCCAGAAAAAGTGTGATTTATGTAAAGGAGATAAATAATGAGTGACAAAGAATTTAACTCTTATATTGCTGAGGCTCCTGACCCCGCTCCTGAGTTGGAGGGCGATGTTAAAGACACGGAGACTAAAGAAACAGATACTAAAGATTTAGATGTTAAGATTGATGATACCCCCAACTCTTCTGGGGATAAGGAGGAGGACGGTGGGGAGATTGTTGCTAAAATACAAAGAGATGTATTAGGGCAACCTGACCCTAATGCAAAAGAAGAAGATGGTACTGATATACCAGATGCATTTACTAATGCTTGCTTAAAACAAGGTTGGACAGAAGATGAGATTAAAGAATTTGCATCTGACCTTGATGATGCTGCATTACTTAGTTTAATACCAGAATTGTTGAATATAGAAGATAAGCAGGAGAAATCGGAACTTGGTGAAGGCCAAGCTAAGCAAGACGCAGGGCGTATCAGCTCTGCTGAGGATAAATCCAAAGCTGCCGATGAGACTGCTAAAAAAGCGGCAGGGCCGTCAAGCTCTGCTGAACCCACTAATGAAGAATTAGCCGCCTTAAAGAAGGAACTTGCAGAAATTAAGGAAAGCATAGGGGCATCGAAAAAGGAGAGAGATGTTAAAGAGGAAATGGCTATGGTTGAAACGGTCAATCAAGTGTTCGATGAGGTAAGTAAGGAGTTTGAGATATTCGGGAAAACCGAAGAACTCTTAAAATATCCTGCTGGCCCTAAAAAGGGCCAAATAGTACCTACATCGCCCGCTATGATTGCTCGTAGTGATGTGTGGGATAAAGCTGCTCCGTTTATTCAAAGCGGAATACCAGTCAAAGATGCTATGGATATTGCTTTGACTTGGTACAAGGGAAAGAATTTAGCAAAGGATGTGCAACGTAATATGATAAAGGATTTGAAGAAGCACGAAAAGAAACTGTCGGCGAAGCGTTCAGGTAAGGAGACTGTGAAAGTATATGATAGTGAGGAGGAACGACAAGCTGAGGTTGTTCGTGAAGCTGCAAGGAAAGCAGGAATTAAAGGTAAGTATGGAGATTAATTAGGAAGGATAAATTATGGCAGAGGTAACATTTGCACAGAACCTCGATGTGGCGTATGCGACTCTGTGGGATATTCGTAGGAAGAATCCCCCTCTTGCTACTTATGCTTATTCCAATTATCAGTTTTACAATACCTTTTTCAGAGGTAATGTCAAGACTGTAGGAAAGGCATTGGAGGGTCATGTGACTCTTAGTAGCGAGGGTAATGCTACACATAGTGGTTTCTGGGCACAAGATAGTCTGATTAAGGATAATATTAATCAGCGATACCGTCTGGGTTGGGCGAAGGCCACCGGCGGTATGATGTGGAATTTGATTGAGCAGGACATCAATCAGTCTCCCGCACAGATTTATGATGTATGGAAGCAACAGTATAATTCGTGCGTAAAGGATATGGTAGAGGAAGTACTTGATGCTATGATTAATGGTAGGACAAGTTCTACTGATACCAACAGACCCTACTCTGTATTCCAATGGGT